GGATAATCAGGATGCGTCAGGCTGGCATGATTCAGCCGATTAGCGGCACACCCGTAGGCGGTGAAGTTCGGCCTCTGATGGATTACATCGACAACCTGAAGGAACAGCGCACGGGCATGAGCAAGGCTTCGCAAGGTCTCGATGCTAACGCCCTTCAAAGTACTACAGCTTCTGCTATTAGCGCGACAGTTCGAGGCGCTCAGGTAAAGCTGGAGAGCTACGCACGGACTATGGCTGAAACTGGTGTCAAGGACTTGTTCAAGGGCATCCTACATTTGGTGACTAAGTATGACCAGAAACCGCGTATTATTCGCCTTCGTAATAACTTTGTGCCGATTGACCCTAGAGAGTGGCATAGCGAGTTTGACGTTGTGGTGCAAGTTGGCTTGGGTACGGCTGATGACGAGCAGAAGATTGCGTTCCTTACGCAGATTGCTCAGAAGCAAGAGCAAATCCTGATGCAGTTGGGTGCTAACAATCCTGTGGTAACTATGTCGCAGTATGTGAACACCCTGCGTAGCATTGCTGAGATTGGCGGGTTTAAGGATGCTGACCAGTTCTTCAACAGCCCAGAGCAGATTGCCATGATGGAACAGCAGATGGCGCAACAGCCTCAGCAGGGAGACCAAGCGGCACAGGCTGAGATGCAGGCTGAGATAGCTCTGAAGCGTGAGAAGATGATGCTGGAGATTGAGCTAGAGCGCGAGAAGATGCAGATGGAACTAGAGCTTCGCAGACAAGAATTAGCGGCAGAGGCAGAGCTAAGACAGCTCAAAGCCTACACTGACGCAGAGATATCAACAAACCTACCGAGAGGGTAAAGAGATGGGCAGACAGGATTATGAAGGCGCTCCTATGGATGGAGTTACTGGCGATGTAGCTGGTAGCACCACATCTGATTATGGCTCTAGCCAAAGTCTTGGACAGATGGGCAGTGGTGAATCCTTTTCTGGCGCTGACCTTTATGGGGGAGGCGAATCAGAGCAACAGATAAGACAGGCTGTTTCGGACGTAAGACAGCAATATATGAACAGGCCAGAACAAACACAGGGAGTGGATTTTGGCACTTACGCTGACCTAGCAAGTCGCGGCGGGGCTTATGATTTTGGTGGCGGTGGTTTTGGCTCTGCTTTTAACCCATTGAGTTTTGGGGTTCTTGGACAGCTTGGTAAGTTCATAGGACAATATAGTTCTCGTAATTTAATGAAGGGTTTGGAAAAGGGGTATATCCCTCAGTACAACGCGATAGGTCAGATTGTCGGCACTTTAAACCCAGAAACAGGTCGGTACGGCGCTGGCACTGTGCGCTCTCGCATTGACCCAAACAACCCGCAAAACACGATACTAGACACGCCTACTGAGCAAGGCGATGATAACCCGCCCATGATAATGGGTGGCGGTGGTGGCTCTACAGCCCCTGAAGTTGCCCCAGAAGTGTCAATGATAGCGCCAGAACTACGCTATTCCGCAGGCGGCATTTACCCAGAAGAGGGTATGTATCGGCGCACAAGCTTGCTGGATGAAGCCCCGCGAGTTTACGGCGGTTTGCTGGCTGGATATGACCAGCCACAGTTTATGGCAATGAACGAAGCGTTTGTACAGCCAACAGACGTTAGCTTGTTCCAAGACCCGTATGATGTAACAGGATATAGCTTAATATGAACGAAGGTAAAGTCAGGGAAAGTATGGAGCGCGGCGAGAAAGCGTCAGCGTTGTTACGAAATGAATTATTGCAAGAGGCTTTTGATAGACTTGAAGCAGATTTTATACAGGCGTGGAAGGCGAGTTCTGTGGAAGATTCACAAAACCGTGAACGGCTGTATATGTTATGTCAGAACTTGTCAGCCCTCAGAGGGTATCTCGAAGGGGTGGTTACGGATGGCAAACTGGCTAAGGCGCAACTAGATGAGTTGCAAAACCGCATAAAATTTGAGAAAAGGTAAATAGATATGTCCAATAACTCGCAAGAGACTGGCGCAATTTCGATTAATGAAGCAATGAACAGCCTATTAGCAACACCCCCTGAAGAGGACAAGGTAAGTGATGGGCGGCTAGGAGAAGAGGCAGAAGCCGAAGCTCCGACACTGGAAGCAGAGGCCGAGACAGAGGAAGCCGAAGAGGTTGAATATGTCGAGGATGATGAAGAAGGTGAGTATGATACTGACGAGGTAGAAGAAGAGGAAGAGGTCGAGCAACCTGATGTGTACACTGTCAAAGTAGACGGTGAAGAATATGAGGTCACGCAAGACGAGCTTCTGAACGGATACCAGCGCCAGCAGGCATACACCAAGCGTAGTCAAGAACTCGCTGAACAGCGTAAGGCTTTTGAAGCAGAAGCCGCACAGGTTGCTCAGATGAGGGATGCTTACGCACAGCAGTTAGAGCAGTTGTCTCAACAGCTTAATCAGGTCAACGAGCAAGAACCTGATTGGGCGGCACTGGCTAAGGAATACTCTGCTGAGGAGTTAATTGTTTACAAGGCGCAACTTGACCAGCAAAAGGAATATGCGAAGCAAGTTGAAGCTGAGAAGCAAGCCATAGCTCAACAGCAGGCTCAGGAGCAACAAGCTCAGATGCAACAGCATCTGGCTTCTCAGAGGGAAGAAATGCTTAACCGCATCCCTCAGTGGCGTGATGAGGATATTCGCACAAGTGAGCGCGAACAAGTCATCAAATACGCTCAACAGAGTGTAGGATTTTCGCCGCAAGAAATAGCTAATGCGTCTGACGCACGGGCTATCGAATTGCTTTATAAGGCGTGGCAATGGGACAATCTTCAGCAGAAGAAACCCGCCGCGAAGAAGAAGGCAAGCAAAGCTCCTAAGATGGCCAAGGCTGGGCAACCAAAGACGAAGGCTCAAGTTGCAAGTCGTTCAAGGCAGAGGTCTCTAAAGAGGCTCAATAATGAGCGTTCTGTAGATGCCGCTGTTAATTACTTAATGGGTAACTAGCTAATAGAAGGAATTTAAAAATGGCTACACATACTACTCAAACCGCAGTCGGTGAGCGCGAAGACCTCGCCGATGTGATTTACCGCATCGACCCAGATGAAACACCAATCTTTTCTGCTCTGAAGAAGGAAACCTCAAACGGTATCTTCACTGAGTGGCAGGTACAGGAATTGGCCAGCGCATCTGCAACCAACTACGTCAATGAAGGTGCAAATGCTACATTTGCTACGCCAACAAGCACGACCAGATTCGGTAATTACCATCAGATAAGCGTGAAAGACGTGGCTGTATCTGGGACACTTGAATCGGTTGATAAAGCAGGCCGTGACCGTGAAATGGCATACCAGCGCGTTCTGAAATCATTGGAACTGCGCCGTGACATCGAAAAGTCAATCGGTGACACAGACGTAGCCCGTGACGGTTCAGACCCTCGTAAGTCAGCTTCACTGACTTGCTGGATGACAAACGGCTCAGTTGGTGCTGGTGGTTCATTCGCAACAGGCGATGGCACAGACACCATCACTGGCGGTACAGACCGTGCGCTGACACTTGCTCTTATCGAAGATGGGATGCAAGATGCTTGGGAAGATGGCGGCTCACCAAAGATGCTAGTAGCATCTGCGACTAACCGCGCAAACTTCTCAGACCTGTCAGCAACTGGCAATCTGGTGTCAAACGATGTCAACATGACAGCGGCTAAGGCAACAACTTACGTTGGCTCAACTTCTGTTTACCTGACAGACTTCGGCACACTGGACGTTGCACCGTCACGCTTCATGGGCAATGACCGCATCTTCCTAATCGACCCAGACTTCGCATCACTTTGCACCCTGCAAGGCCGTAACTTCTCAGAGAAGGACATTGCCGCAACAGGTGACGCAGAAAAGATGCAGTTGATTACCGAGTGGTCGCTGAAGGTGCAAGCACCAAAGGCACACGCTGTAATTTATGACCTAGACGGTTCATAAGTTAGAAAAACAAAGAGAGGGGCAGGCAACTGCCCTTCTCACCTTTCAGGGGGTAATATGGACAGAATACTAAAGACAGACCCGCTTGCTGGCACTCAGGTCAAGATGAAGCAGGGCAGACATGGCGATACTGTTATTGAGCAGAGCCAGACCTTTGACAATCTTCTCAAGATTAACAAGCACATGGCTGACGATTGGCGCTATGGGCAGATGACAGGCACACAGAAGCATATGGCTCATGTGGCAGAAATCCCTAATGTGCTGTATAATGAGCTTGTGCAGAAGTTCGGCAAGCCTGCTGATAATCCGAAGGCTTGGAAGCAGTGGCTGAACAATAACGAAAACAGAGTATTCAGAACGGGCGGCGGTCACTTATGAGCATTGGTAATTACGCAGAGTTGCAGGCGGCTGTTGCTAACTTTATGGCACGGAGCGATTTGACTAGCCAGATACCTGACTTTATTCAGATGGCTGAATCACGCATGAGCCGTGAGCTAGAGACACGCGAACAGGAAAAGCGCTCTCAGGCAACGCTGACTGCTGGTGATGAGTATATCTTACTGCCGAATGATTTTCGTGAAGTGCGCGAAGTAAAGATAAACGCCTCGCCTATACGGGTGCTAACCTATTACAGCCCATCTGCTTTGGATAGTATGTATTCCTCAAATGGGCAGGGTATGCCAGAGGGTTACAGCATTGTGGGTCTGGAAATGAAGATGCGGCCTATACCAGATTCAGCATATGCGTCTGAGATTGTTTACATTGGGTCACTGCCAAACATTAGCGCTGTAACAACGCCCATTCTGTTTACTAGAATCCCCGACTTGTATTTGTACGGTGCGCTGGCAGAGGGTTACGCCTATCTTTTGGACGAGGCGAGAGCCGCGCAGTACGACCAGAAATTCACCCGCATCTTAGAAGAGATTAAGGTGGACGAACAGAGAAGTCATTACGGTACAGGTTCTCTGCAAATTAAATCAGCCTATTCACAGCAAAACGCACAAGCGGAGAGATAAATATGTCTGCAATGAGTGATTACCTAGAGAATGAAATTCTCGACCATATCCTCGGCACTGGTGCTTATACCATGCCGACAACTGTTTATGTTGGCCTATCCACAGGCTCTTTTAATGACGATAACTCAGGCACAGAGCTTTCTGGCTCTGGCTACGCTCGTCAGAGCATCGCCTTCAATGCGGCAAGTAGCGGCACAGCCGACAATAGCGGCGCGGTGGACTTCCCAGCGGCTACTGGCTCATGGGGTACTGTTAGCCACTTCGGTTTGTTTGATGCTAGCACAGGCGGCAACTTGCTTATTCACGGTGCGCTGACTGCTTCTAAGGCAGTGGCAACGGGTGACATTCTTCGTGTTGCCGCAGGTGACATGGACATCACAGCCGCTTAAAGGGCTAGATAATGGCGAAGGTAGACCAGTTAGATGCTTGGGGTACAGTCGATAGTCTAAACGCTTATGGCACGGTAGATGACTTAGACAACCTTGTAATGCACGAAGCCGCCTCAGCAGTGAGCGCGGCTTTAACTGCATCTGCATCTTTGACGGTTGACAAGCTACACACAGCGCAGGCCGCTGTAGACATTGCGGCAACAGCCACATCTGCTTCTGGCAAGATTATGGAGATTGCGGCATCTGTGACGGCTGTTAATACGGCTGTCGCTTTGTTTGCGAAGGTTAAGCCATTTGAGGCGCTGGTTAATGTGGCCAACACTGCCACTGCCACGCCAACCATTTACAGGCAGGTGGAAGCAACCGCCTCAGCGGCGATTACAAGCGCGCTGAGCGTCAATGCCACGTTTGCGGGTGCATCTGCCGTATCTGGTGCAGTTACCACCTCAGCGCCGTTTACAGCGCAATACAAGGCAGAAATGTCAGCGCTGATAACCATGACACCCACCGCCACTATGAAGGTGATAGGTGATGATTGGTCTCCAGTGGCAAATGGGGCAGAAGTGTGGTCGGATGTGACGCTAGGAACTGAGGTTTGGACAGTGCCGACTGTAGGCACAGAAACATGGGTGAACGTATGATACCTTTCGGCGAATGGATGCCTGACCAACCAGACCATATGAATCAGGGCTTAATTACGGCTACTAACGTGATACCAGCGGCTGGTGGATATCGTGCCATGA